TTACTAAGTCATTGAACGGTAATGTTGATTACAAGAATGGTAAGAGAAACTACGGTGGCGCTATTCGTAAGATAATGAATATTGTCCATGAGGATGAAGAATCTTTAGAGATTATGCGTCAGATAATGGCGTTACGAGATTCTGATTGGTAAAAGTATTTGGAAGGTATATTGATATACCTTCCGATTTAAAAGAATAAATAGCCATTTCTGTAGTTGCCGGCACAAAATGAGGAACGAAATGCCTAAAGGGAAAATTGACTATTCTGATTTGGAGGCTAGATTTGCTCCAAAAACCAGGTACAAGTTAGCTGACGTAGCTCACCGTATTGAGAAAGTTGCTTTTGACGTTGTTCGCTTTCGAGATGGCGACGAAGCGAGTAAGCTTTGGCAAAAACAATCTTTCGAAGATGGTGAATACATCGTTGCTCTTTATGATGAGCCTTCTGAAAAGATCGCTTCCATGAAATCCCTATGGTCTGTTGAGCCATCACCATGTAAGAAATTTGCTCATGTGTTTTACCGTGGTGAGCACGTTGTAAAACTAAATGCTGCACAATTAGGTATTTCTGACGTGGACACTTTGGTAACTACTCTTCCTCGTCGTTTAGCCGCAAACAAAGAGTTTAGTGCAAAACTTCTAAAACAGGCTACTCCAGAGGTACAGAAATACATGGTAGCTCAATACCCTGAACTGGCGGCTAAATAATGGATAACAACAAAATTGGCAAGATAATGAAATCTGCCGCCGAAGCTATTAGTAATAATCAGCTTTTCTTACTTACTTCCATTAAGAAGAAGGCTGAGTATCTATATTCTAAGTGCCCCGGCGACATGACTGCCCGTATGATTTCCAATGTACTAGACGAATATACTAAACCGTCTATTACACGTGCAGAGCTAAGAGGTCTATATGAGACTTACTACTCTCCAGATACGAAATTTGCGTCATACTTCGCTGAAGAACTAGATTTCGTCAAGTAAGAACCGAAGAAGGTAAAAGTAGCGTCTTCAACTCCTATGAAATCTGCTGCTGACTATGTAGATCCGAAACTAGCTCACCTACTCAATAAAATGATGGGTAAGGTAACTACAGTATCAGACTATACAAAAGATGTTGGTGTTGCAGCTATCAAAAAAGCTTCCATCATGCTCTCAGGTGTAGGCGCTGAGCCTAAGGTAACCATTGGTGCTGGAAATGAGCACTACATCGTTACTACGGCTTCCTATGCTACTCCTAAAGGGACTGTTGAAATACATATTCCTCTGCATAGTACAAAGTCTGGTATAGCTGATGCTGGAATTTTCTTTGCAAACGGCGTACATAAGCTAACAACTGCTTCCGTACGTGAATATGTAAAAGCTAATGCTGGAAATCAAACATCAACCACAGCTGTCCAAGTGCTAAATGGTTTGATGGAAAAAGCTGTAGAGCTTGGTGCTACACAAGTAACTTCATCTGAAGTACAAGAAGCATCAAAAGCCTTCTCTTCATTCTCGATACAAGATGCTTTAGCTCAAAAAGTAGCATCAGCCAGTGTTGTAGAGCGTAAAGCCGTATCTAGACCGTCATCACCTCAAGACTATGCTATAGCTAAGAAATTTGCCTCTCCTGAGGGTCTAGCTTCTCTAGCTTTTAGCCCTCAAACAATTGAGGCTGCTAAGGGTGCTGTAGAGTCTTCCGTCAAGAAGGCTGGTCATTATCCGCGCAAGGTAGAGATGATGTCCTTCAAGGATGACAGCTTTACATTTGGCGTAACTGTAGATGCTGGCGCTTCATTTATCGTACCTATCCTAATCAAGGATAACAAGGTATCTAGAGCTTCCATCATGGTCGTGAATAAGTCTCCAATGCCTCTGAACAAGACAAGCATTGATTCTATTCTTGCAAGAAAAGAATCTGATACTATCATCGCTCAAGCATTCTCTCCATTCTCTAAGATGGGCGAGAATGAACTTCTAACTGTTGTTGCTAAAGCTCTGCAAGCTAATGATGTCAGCAAAGCAAAAGAAGTGCTACACATCATAGATAAGAGTGGATTCCGCCAGGCTTATAAGCAAGCCTTCCGTATGTACTCCGATTATCTTACAGGTAAAAAGACGGCAGCTGTAGAAGCTTCAGCAAGTCCAGTTGATAGCCATTCGCTAAGAATTTACAATGCTATCAAAGGAATCAAATAATGATTCGTACTGCTGAAATGCTAAACGCTATCGCCGACTGGCTAGATAGCGAAGATAATGAAGCACTAATAGCATCTGAGCATGATGATAAGTGCCTACAGATTACTGCTCAAGGTCTAGTATCTGCCGCTAAAGCATTACGTAAAACAGCTTCAGAAGTTGATGCTGTTGAGGTTGCTCCGGAAGATGTTTTCACCTTTGCAGACCTAGAAGAAATGGCAACCATTGCTTCTGAGTTTGATAGTAGTGAAGACGAGAATATCCGTAAGAAAGCTGCGATGATTGATGACGTAATCATGATTATTGCGGCTGATCCTCGTAAATTCGTAGAGCAGAAAATCGTAGCTGCCGGTAAGATTCAAGAATACCGTAACGAGCTAAGAAAAGCTCGTGAGCGTATGAAGAAGAGCGAAGAAGAGCGCAAGGGTGAGCTAGCTAGAATCAATCGTCTAGATGAAGTAGAGAAGATTCTAGATAAGTCTGACGTATACAAGATTGACGAAGAGTCTAAACTTGGTCGTCAAATGCCGTTACGATCTAGGCATTGTCCGGACCATGCTGGCGTAATGTTAATGAGACTAACTGACGATGAATTTCAATGTCCAATGGACAAGAAAATCTACAACTTTAGAGACGGCTACACCAAGGAAAACGGTACGCATGTCCCTGGAAGGTCAGTTGGTGAACAGTCACAATTGCGCGGGCAGTACAGAAATCAGTACACTGTCTATGACACGCGATTCGAACGCATGAATCAGATGGCAAATAAAGACTGATAGAGAGACGCCCCGAAAGGGGCGTTTGTCGTTAAGTACTGGTATATTAGTGATATGGCAAAAACTATTGCAGAACAAATTGCAGAACATCCAGATTTCGATGAAATAGTATCGAAGTTAGCTTCAGATATTGATACTCAAATTATATTTGAATGGCTAGAGAGTAGATATGTCAAAAGTGGGGATAAAGGACTTATCTTTCACCCTAGACAATTAGATACATTCAAAAAAGAATATCTAAATTTTTACAACATTGTACGTCAGCATACATTGCAGGTAGCATCTTCAAAAGGTGAAAATGCTACGAATGTAAAAATTGACAATATGTTATCTAAGAATCAAGCGTATCGTAAAAAGCTTGAGATGATTGTAGATAACAAAATAGATACGAATAAGCTTATAGCTGAAACAAACGTTAGGATAGAACATCTTACTGGATTGATCTATGATAAACTCATGGAAGATCCTGAAAATATGCTTGACCCTAAGCTAGCTAAATTGTGGCTAGAAGCTATAGATAAACAAGGTACATGGATTGATCGGTTTGACAAAAAGCAGGCAGCAGAAGTTGTAACTGTCTCTAATCAAAATATCTCTATAGAGATTGTTGAGAAGTACACTTCAGCATTGCGTAATGCTATTGTAAAGATACTTAGTCGTATGGATATGGAGTCATCAATGGAGCTAATTTCGGAAATCAATGCTGAAATTGCCAAGGTTAAACCTGATGAAGCTATGGCAGCGGCTAATGTGGAATATTCCTTGTCTGAGGTCAAAACCGCTCATGATGCTGTAAGCGCAAAATTACTAGGGATTGCTTCCGATGCCAATGTATAAACAATCGTACCCTACGTTTAATTACGACTTAGAAGTAACCCCTCCGCGAGATATTTCAAAGTGGGTAGCAACTACTGAGCAAGTTTATCGCCAAGGAAATTTTGGTATCGGTAAATACAAAGCAATAGAACAGCTAACAAAAAACTGGGATCAAGACGAGAAATACGACTATTTATCCTGGTTACGATATTATGAAAATGGGGATCACTTGAAGTACAAAAATGCAAATTTCCAAAGCGGTAACGGTTACTTCATCCCTATGGAAGCATTTAGTAATCCCAATATTACTGCTAAAAATGTCGTACTCGACTTTGATGCTATGAAACAAAAAGTAGAAGATGAATCTTCTGCTATTGATGCTGCACAAGCTGAAGCATACAAGAAAAAAGAAGAAGAACGAGCTGCTGCTGATCTAGAACAAAAAAGGAAAGAAAAGGTCGAGAAGACTAGGAAGCAAATAATCTCTAGGCTCGACTCTCTAGAGAGACTTGTACGCTCACATGATGGTCAAGCACTAATAGGTAATGAATTCTCCGAGTTTTTCAAATCTATTCTCGATCTAAAAACAAGACTACATACAATCAAAGCTTCCTCTCTAAAGCTTATTGATAGCCTTATCATTCGTGAAGCTAATATACTAACTCATCGCGGATTTACTAAGAGCGCATCAATCATAAAGAATGCTCTATTGGAAGGTCAAGACGCAATAATTGATGTTGTGGATCATCAGAAGCCAATAGCTTATTCTGGTGTTGGCGTCATGAATGCACCTGTAGCCGGCTATATGTCATCAATGGTAGTAAATGAAGGTAAGTCGATAGACACTTCACCATTACTACAAATGGTAGATGAGTTTTGCGCTGATGATATGATAGAAGATGTTTATGAAGGCGATGATAGTGACTTCGAAGATGAAATAGAAGATATCATTGTTAATGCTCAAGCGGCTCCTGAAGCCACTCAAACACCAGCTACACCTCCTGCTACCCCAGCTGTAAAAACTAAAGAAGATATCTTAGCTACTCCTAGCTCTTTGGTGCCTGAAGAACAAAAGAGTAAAGATATTGATAGCATGTTGAACTCTCTGTTTTCGCAAGTGACATTAGCTGATATTACTGCTAAGGGTGATGCTATCGCCGCAGTACTAAAGCTGAGAGAACTTCCAAGACAACTTAGTATGTTTGATATGATGCTTTCATCTAAAGGTTTGAGTGGATACTTCCCCGAACTTTCTGAGATGCAAAATAGCGCTTTGGACTTCCACAACTACGCTGGTACTCGTATTGATAAGATCCTTATGAGACTAAAGGGTAGTACAGATCAACCAATTGATCTTAGGAAGACAAATGTCGTAGATAACTCTCCTGAGACAACAGCTTTACGTGATAAGCTAAAGACCGAGCAAGATGCTGAAGCAAAACGTAAAGAGAAACGTAAAGAAGAACAGAATAAAGCTGAAAACGAAACGCTCGAAATGAATATGCCTGGCGCCACACCTGAGGCAGGTACGTTAGCAGCTGAAAAACCAGCAGCACAACCTGCACCAGCAACTCCAGTAGCGCCTAAGGTGTAATTGTGAAGCTTACAGACCTACTATCAACAATAAGCAAAGTATCTGAGTCTCTAGGGGCTACACCATATATTTGTGGTGGTACCCCTCGCGATTTGGTAATGAAAAAACGAGACAATGTTGTTGACATAGATATCACAACTGGTGACACTAAAATACACCAAGTCTCAGATAATTGCTTTAAAGAATTCAAAAAATACTTCAACGTAGATTTGAAAATATCAAATGATGGTCATAGGTCTATCTACTTTTCAAATGTAAAAGTAGACTTCTCATCAAATTTCAATGTACCAAATATTGATTCTTTTTTGAAACAGAAAGGAATTGATAATCCAACAAATCTAGAGAGAGAATGTTTCTCTAGAGACTTTACTTGTAACTCTTTATTGATGAGTACTAATTTTCAGAAAACATACGATCCAACAAGGTCCGGTCTGAAAGACATCTCATCAAAAACTATACGCTGCAATCTAGATCCAAAAGTAACTCTAACCTGTAATAAGAACCGGGCGATTAGAGCTTTGTACTTGGCGGTAAAACTAGATTTTCAACTGGATAAATCTCTAAAAGATTATCTTATTGCTAATCCGGAAATTATGCACTACTCTTCTCCTAATGCGCTAGAAGAGAAGATAGATTTCATGTTTGATAAGAATCCGAATAGAGCTCAAGCATTACTTACCGAATTAGATTTGTGGTCTCATATTCCGATTACACGTAAGGCTAGACCATACTACACTCTCGATATGCGAGGGCTACCATGACGAAATTTAGCAATGAATTTCCAAATGTAATTTATGACAGTTTTGATTATGGTCCTGTAGATGCTCCTGGACCTGGCGGAAGCTTTTTCCTAAATATGGATCAATTTGATTCGGTAGATGACTTTCTAAAAGCTCGGAAGAAACGACGGGCTAGGATGCTTGCTAGACATAAAAAAGCTTTCTGTGAGCCTGGTGGGGATACTACGCTAAAAAATCCAGATGGTGCAGGAACACCAACTCCTATGACAGGTATTGCTGATAAGCCTTTGACACCTTACCCTGACCCGGATGGAAAGCCAGCTGGTACTATCAATCACAATTATGACTTAGAGGATCGTGGTGATGGTGTGAAAGAGAATAAGCCTTACAGTTATACTCATCTAAATATACTATCTTTGTTTGATGAGGATTTTATTCCCGGTGAACGCTCTCTCGATATGAATGGCTATTACGGTATTGACGACTCACCTTTTACTAGTGAAGTGAAAGAGCAAAGAGTCATCAATAGGAATGACGAACCGGATGGTCCAGTCCACTAAACAAAAATCTCGTATTTAAACAGACTTTAGAGGTACCATGTCTAACCCTGATATTGAAATTCTAGAAGTGATTAGCGATGATGGTGACACTATCCATGCTGCCCCGGCAGGTGGAGAGAGTGAAACTATTATGTACACAGAGCTTCCCTCAAAAGAGGAAGATATCGCTATTCGTGATGCAATCGAAGATCTTGAAGAAGTATCTGAGGAAATACCGTCAGATGTTTCATCCCCCGTTGTAACGCTTGAGATAACACCAGAAATCGAGGAAGTCCTAGAATTTCCACAGGAAGCTTCTGTTTTCGTTGTGAATGAAATCCCCGGCGCAAGTCAGATCGAGGAAATCTCAGAATCTGTAGAAGAAATTCTTGCAGATGAAAAAACAGAAGATGAGAACAAGATCATTGACAAACCTGTTGAGAAGCCCAAAGATAAATGGGATTACAAGACTACTCACGGTCTAAAGAACATCATTGATTGGGCTCAACAAATGGTACAAGAAGTACCAGAGCATACTGGATCTGATGTTGGTGGTCTAAAACGAGCTGCCAAGTATGTTGAGAAAATCATCTCCAAACTTCTAGAAGCGATTGAGAACGATCTTGATGGTGAGCTTGATGCTAAGAAGATTGATGATGCAGTATCTAAACTAGAAGATGCTCGTGATAGAATCAAAACTAGACTAGAGAAAATCAGTAAGCTAAAGTCTAAGAAAGCTTCACCTCTAGAGTACAAACTCACCAAAGTTGCTGCTAAAGATAAAACGGCTGCATCAAATATCGTTGATGGTGTAGTTGTTGTAGTACCTCTACTAACATCTCGTCTAGCTCGTATCTGCATCAAATCTTCTATGCAGGGCGGACACGATCTAACAGAGGTATTCAACTACCTAGTCAAGAAATTCAAGTACAACGAGCGTGAAGAAGCTGAACTTGTACAGCTACTAGAAGATATGGGATATCCGCTACCTACTTATGATAGAGGTGAAGATATTCATGATACTTATGATCAAACTGAGTTTGATAAAGAATACAACCCTCGCTATCCAGGTTAATCATGCCCATCGATAATATGAACTGGGTAAATGTCTTCAAACAAAATCTAGAGAAAATTGAGACAGGAAAAGGAACTTCCAGTCACGATCTTTTCCAACAACTGATTGGTACAGTCAGTAAGAAAAAGTCTATTGTAGACAAGAAGGCTGTTGCTGAAAAAGTTAGAGAAATGCAAGAGCGAGCCGGTGTTTTCAAGCTTTCTGAGATGAATAAGCGTAAGAAAGTTGCTGAGCAAGAAGAATCTGCAAAATCTAAACTAGCTACTGCGTCAGCTAAAGAGACTATTACACTTTTTAGACTTATGCCAGAGCTAAAAGATAAGATTATCAAAGGTATTGAAACACTTGGGAAATCTGTTGCAGACCTACCATCTCTTGTTTCTAAAGTACAGAATGCTCTGAAGCGAGATGCCGCTGATAGTATTAGGCGTTTAGGCTTCGATCCTGCTGTAGTAATTGGCGATGAATCTCTTATAGGATTTATAGTTAAGACATATCAAGATCTATCAAGTCAGCTTGAACCGCAGGTAGATCTGCATCTTGAAATGCCAGATATAAAACCAGAGTCAATTGTTGATGATTTCTCTAAAAACCTATCTCCTAAAGTCTAAATTTGAGAATGTCTAAAATGGGGTATAGTCTTCGAAAGGACTATACCTATTTTAGTTTGAGGCAACTATGTCAGACGAGAAGAAAACTCAAGAACAGACAGAACAAGAAACTTTTTTGTCTATGCAAGAAAAGGTTCTTAGTTTTGATCCGGTATATTGGATCGAGAAAAATTTAACTATTGACAGTAAGCCATTCAATCTCTCGTCTGGCGCTTGGAAACCATTTGCTGATATTTACAGATACGTAGGAATAAAATCATTAGAGCCTTCAGCAGCTCCAATGGTCCTACTAAAATCCCGTCAGACAGGCGGTACTGTTATGGCGTCCGCCCTAGAGTTATTCTTTATGGGTTGCGGACAGTTTGGTGATGGTAACGGAAAACCTGCTATGCGTATTCTGCACGCATTCCCTGAAGCAGGTTTAGCTCAAAGTCATAGTAAGACAAAACTAACCGCTATGATTGCAAGCTCTCGATTAGTTGATGATCCTAGAAGCAAAACTGGTAAATCACCAATTATGACGATGCTTCTAGATAAGGGATCTGAATCTCACCAATTCAAACGATTTGCAAATAACAATTACTTGATGATAGACTCAACAGGTGTTACCGGTCACCGTCTTCGCGGTAAGACAATCGATATGTTTTTCGGAGACGAATTCGCCCTTATAACAAAAGAAGCAGCGAACAACTCTGTACGCATGTTGAACCAAAGTCAGCATGGACCGAAGACAAAAGGTGTCCAAGTATTCTTTGGAACACCTCTAGAACAAGGATCACACTTTCAAGATATTTGGAATGCTTCTACTCAACAGTTTTACTACTTAGGTTGCGAGCACTGTAAGAAGCATTTCCCATTTTACATCTATGGAAGCAACTCTTGGGAGAAAGTCTGGGTACGAGAACAGATTGTACAATGCCCTCTGTGCGGTTGGGAGCAACATAAGCATGGAGCTCAATCTCGCGGTAAGTGGGTTGCAACCAGAAGGCTTGGCGATGAAGGTGTGAAATTTGTTGGTTTTCACATAAACCAGCTATACATGCCTGATTCAACTAAAGAACTCATGCTTGCTGAAAAGCCTGAGTCTTCACCAACAAACTCAGAGAAGGCTTATAGGAATGAGGTACTTGGTGAATTCTTCTCAGGTAATGATGCACCAATTACATTAGATCAAATTAGGAAAGCCTGTGGTGTACCCGGTAAAACATTCTACAAATCCATAGATGCTAACTGCGGTAAGCTTGTAACCATAGGGATCGACTATGGCGCTTTGAATGCCCAAGTAGAGCCTGGTCAAAACAAGAAGAAGCTTCAGGGTGAATCTTATACTTGTGCTGTTGTTTTAGTTGAAGAGCAACAGGATTTATTTTCAATAGCTTATGCTTTAAGATTTCCGAAGAATGATTTTGATTCAAAGATGAAAATAATTACTGAACTTATTAGAAGATATAATCCTCGCCAAGTTATCGGTGACATTGGTTATGGCGATGTCCCTGGTGAGAAATTACAGCAGATGTACGGTGATAAATGCGTAACATCTCGTGCTGCTGGTAAATTGAAAAACAACATAACTTATCATCCTGACAAATTCCCTATTGAAGTACAATTTGATAAGGATGTTATTTACGATAAGGTTGTCAACATTCTAAAGAATGGAATGGTCAAATTCCCTATGGGATTTGAAGAGGGTGATGAGCTGAATAAAGTAAATGACTGTGGTGATAAGCTATTTTGGTTAATGCAGCATTGTAGCAATATAGATCGTAAAATAGTAATGATAAACGGTCTTCCAGTACTGAAGTATATTAAAGCTGGACAGACTGACGGTTTCGCGGCTTTAGTTAATGCTTGGCTTGCTAATCAAATGGTAAAAACCAAAAACTTTACAGAGTTCAATCCAGTATTACAGGAAGATGCTTTTGCTCAAAAACAAAGCCCTCTTATCTCTGTAGGGTATCTTCCTCGAAGATAAAGATATATTCTTTTGATACACTGGGAAAAACATGACTAACAATAAGCTAAATCTGCCGGCACATGGGTTCTCTTCACGACAAATTAGTGCATTTAAAGCTGGTTTGTCAAATTCAGAATTGCAAGCTTCAACGGCTAGCACCAAAGATCCTATTTCTCCATTTGCATTCAACGAAATGTCTATTGAGAGAAAATCATCATTGCAAGAATCAATGGTTGGAAATCCAATAGAGAAAACTGCTGGAATAGTTGCCGGACTATCAAGCAAAAAAGAAAGTTCTCTAACTAAAGTCGCTCAGCTAGCAAGTACTGCTGGATTTGCGGGGTCTAGTGATCTGGCAATTCAAGCACCAGATATCTACAACCCTCTTTGGTTAGATTCAAACATCTCTCTACCAAGAAATCGCGCAACGGTAAATGCTTGGTGTAGAGCTCATCATCAGCTAAACCCGATAGTCTATAATGCTATAAACCTTCATAGCAATTACCCGATTTCACAACTGAATATCAAATGCTCAGAGAAGTCAATTGAGAATGACTGCAATGATATGATGGAGGAAATGGATCTTCTAAATGTGTGTAGATCCATTGCTCAAAGCTTTTGGTTATTAGGGGAAGCTTTCCCATATCTAGAATTGAATAAGGCAACAGGGTTTTGGCAGCGTTGTAACCTGTTATCACCTGATTATTGCGACGTTCAAAAAGGGTATAATGAAAATGCCATTCTGCTTCGTCCAGATGAGCATATGAAATCTGTTATAATGGGAAACTCTAAACAGGATAGAGCATATCAGAAATCTATCCCTCAGTATTTCATTGAAAGTATAAGACAGCAAGGGTTTACGGTTTTAGATAACGCACGTGTAAGTCACTTATCTTTGGCTGCAAACCCAGGTGATCTTCGCGGCACAGGTCTTCCTGTTAGTATCTTTAGACAGTTAATGCTTTTTGATATGGCTCGTGAAAGTCAATATGTGCAATACCAAGACATGATTAATCCTTGGAGGATCATTAAGGTTGGTGATGCTGATAATAAGCCAACACAAGCTGTACTAAATGAGACTAGAGACCTATTTGAGCAAGCTCAAAATAATAAATCATTCAAGCTGTTCACTCACAATGCTATCACAGTAGAAGCAATGGGTGTTGGCGGTCAAATTCTTGATACTCTACCTGGCATCCAACAGTTGATAAAAGAGATACATATAGGATTGCTAACACCTACAGTTATTACTGAAGGCGGGTCTGATATTACGTATGCTAATGGTGGTGTATCCTTGGACGCTCTACGACAAAGATACATGTCTTTTAGATCCATGTTAGCTACATGGTTACGTAGGAAGGTATTTGCACCGATAGCTGAATATCAAGGTTGGTATACAACTGAAAAGGGAAGTGGTCGTAAGCGATTAATCATTCCCTCTGTAGAGTTCAACTACATGCAGTTGTTCAACACTGTAGATTACATCAATATCATTAAAGAGTTAGCTACTGGCGGTAAAGATGGTGAACAAGCTGTTTCAAAACAGACCATGTATAAAGTACTAGGTCTGGATGAACAGGATGAGGCTGTTTCTATTAGAAAAGAAGCTATTCAATCTGCCATTCTGAAACAAGAGATTGCTGCCCTTAGCAAGATGAGTCTACAGCAATTACGTTCTTTGGATGAAGATACGCCCATCAACATGCCTGCTGATGATGAAGCCGGTGATAAAAAAGATGGTGATAAGCCTGGTGATGGTGGTTTAGGCGGTGCTGACAGTCCTGTTGCTGGTGAATCTGGTCCTGAAGGTATTGCCGCACCCTCGCTGATCTAAAAAGCATATCTATATGGCTGGAAATAAAGAACCCCTAGTAATTCCCGGTGAGGCATTTTTCAAGAAGCTAGTATCTGTAGCTTCTAGTATAGGAGTGCCTCCCGAGGATATGCTATTAGTCATGACGAATGAGAGCGGTTTGAATCCTGCCGCTCATAATGCTAATGGTAATGCTAGCGGTCTTATCCAGTTTATGCCTGATACCTTGAAGCGTATGAAGTTTAAAGGTACACATGAAGATGTAAGGGCAATGAATGCCGCTCAGCAATTAGATTTAGTAGCACAATTTTATAGACCATATAAAGGTAAGTTAAAGAACGCTACAGACCTTTACATCGCAACTTTCTTACCAGTATTCCTTGGTAAAAGAGACCCAGGCACCGTATTAGCTCGTAAGGATAATCCTAGAATTATGTGGGGTGATGTTACTGAAGCTAGAGTATATAAAGACAATAAAAGCCTTGATTTCGATAAAGATGGTGTCATTACTTATGGTGATATGACTAGCGTAGTAAATGCTAGAATGGGATCTCGTGAGTATTTGGCAGCTGTAGATGCTCTAAACAAATATACTGAATACAAAACAGATCCTAGTAAATATCGTGGTAAGCCACCAGCATATCAAACAAATGATGGTCAGTTTACTTGGAGAGGGAAATATGCTAAACCACCGCAGGAAGAGCTGACTTTAAAATCTGAGACACCGACATTAGGGACTGGTAGTGCTTCACAGTTAGCACAGGAAGCAGTAAAGCCTATTACTGACCCTCAAAAGAAAACTGAAACTCAGAATTTTAGTGATGCTTTACCTGGGGCAGGTCCAGTAATAGAAATTATAAAGAACATTTTTGACAAATCAGCATCACAGTTAGCTAGAGCAGAAATACTAAAAGAAGCTGGTGCTGACGTACAATTATCCGATAGATCTAAATCAAAGATATCTGAGCTTCAACCTGCTGAATTTCAAAAGCAAGTCGAACAAATGATGCTTAAAGGTCTTTCCGCTGGATTACGCCCAGAAATCGTAGAGGGATATAGGACGCAATCTCGTCAAGATGATCTCTATGAACAAGGAAGATCAAAACCTGGTGCTATCGTTACTCAAACAAGAAGCTCAATGCATACTAGGCGAATGGCTGTAGATATTGCTCAGCTAGATGCTAAGGGTAATATTACATACAATGCGCAACCTTCTGACTTTTGGGAAAAGATGGGTGCAATTGGAAGGTCTGTTGGTTTAGAGTGGGGTGGTGATTGGGAAAAGTGGAAGGATAAACCACATTTTCAATATGCTAAAGCTAATAGTATAAAAGTAGAGCCTCCTGCTAAACCAACTAAAGAACCTACCGTAAAGTCTGAAGAGCTCGCTTTAGTACCTGGTAGTGCTGCCCCCGTTTCAACACAAACAAGCCAAACTCCTGACTCTCAAAAGAAAACTGAGACTCAAGATTTTAGTGATGCTTTACCTGGATCTGCTCCCGTGATAGATATTATAAAAAACATCTTCAATAAGTCTTCATCACAACAAGCCAGAGCAGAAATACTGAAAGAAGCCGGCATCGTAAAGATTGCTTACATTCGTAAAATCCCAGGAAACAAGTGGCGTGTTTTTTCCGAAAAAGGAAGAAATATGGGTACGTATAATTCTGAATCCGCAGCAAAGAAACGTCTGCGTCAAATAGAATTTTTCAAGCATCAAAATGCTGACGACCACAATTCAGCTAAAGATGGTAAAGTAATCAATCTAACAGATATTGATGCTTTTACGTACTCCGCTATTATTAGGAAACTTAGAGAACTTGAAGTACCAACTCTCAAAGTATTCCTTAGACTATTCAAGATCCAATTTGATCAAGCAGTTTTAGCTGGCGATAAGCATCCTGACAAAACTGCTCTAAAGAAAAGTTTGATAGAGTACAATCAAATAAACAAAATCAAACTTCCAGCAGGGTCAATTAAGACTGCCGCTCTTTCTGATTATGGATCTCCAGAGCAAATCGGAAGAACTCTTGCTGACATTGTAAAGTTTGAACTTTATAAATTCAAACCTGAAAGTCGCGACAAAGTACTTCAGAATATAAAGAACAAAATCACAAACATGAATTACATCGAAATGTCCGGTCGTAAGATGCCTGTATCTGCGACAATAGGACAGATCATTACATTCATCAAAACCGCTCTTCTAGGACAACCACCTCAATTAATCCGAAGAGTAATGCTATCTATCTTACAGAATCTAGGTGCCCAGTGATCTCTAGATTTTTTAGAGTTAACGATTTCTTATGTAGAGGGTCAGCACCTTCTCCAAAAGATGTTGCAAAGCTACACAAGATAGGTGTTAGGAAGATTGTCTCACTAGATGAAGTAAGTGGTAATAACATTTCTGATGCCTGCGAACAAGTAGGAATAAAGCAAGTCAAACTTCCTATCGGTATGGATGTTGAAGAACTAAAAGAATTCTTGTCTCAACCGATGTCTCTATTTACATCTGACGGTCCTACATACGTACATTGCAAGCATGGTAAAGATCGTACAGGTATGGCTATAGGTATCTTCCGTATAAAGCATGATAGGTGGTCTTTTAGTAAGACAATGGAAGAAGCTTTATCGTTTGGATTTGGTGTAGGCTGTGACCCAGCTTTCGTAAAATTATATACTGACATCTTACGAATAACTGCTGATAATCAGTCCGACAATTCTAGCGCTATGGATAGCGCTGTGCAATTATCTCATAATCAAGACCCTGGAGAAATAACAACATCTCCACCGTTTATGAGAAGAGATAAGCAATGGTACTCTATGTTGCCAGAGTTACCAAGCACAGTGATTCTACCTCAAGACCACGCATATAGATCGGATAAGGTTACAGATATATTGCATGTTGATGAGTTAGATCCGCTAAGTACATGGTTGAGTGCAGGTGGTTACAACAACTCAGAAAATGTACAAGGATTTGGACCAGTAGAACCAGTACAGGGTTGGTATTTCTGATGAAAACTCTAAAAAACAAAATTGCCGACCTGATTCCTATGTCTATTGAGATCACTCAAGAAGAGAAGGATATTGCTGAAATTGCAATCCGACTATTCAAGGTGGCTGACAAAGAAATAAAGCTAGCTAGCGATTATCTAAATGTCCTCAAGACAACTTTTGAGGAGCTTCCAGATATCAAGCCTTCAGATGTTTTTGAAGCTAGAGCTAGCATGTGGGTCTTTCGTGATAAGGCTATTGAGAAATTTAACATTTTCAAAATCTCAGCTTTTAAATGCGTAAATGTAATGGGTAAGTTTCAAACAGACCCAGCTATAATGAAACTCGTAAATTCATTCATCAACTCAGTAGATGAGCTAGAGATTGTAGTGAATGATTTCTCAGACCTATTCAACAATCTAGAGTCAAAAACTTTCGTTACTGATTTTATGGGCAAGATTAAGTCTATACAAAGTAAAGTTGATGACATATCAGATATTATAAAGAATAGCATCAAAAAGCACCTTCAAGAACACATTCTTGGCACAACTTGGTTTGACGCTCTATCAAAAGATAAAAATCTAAAAGTCAAGAAGTGGAGATCAACATTCGATATCCTATCTGGCAAAGAAGATTCTGGCAAAGACACTGAATGACAAAATACCGGCGCAAGCCGGTATATTTGTTTTATGCTCGCTGTATCGCCAAATTCAAATATACTTACACCAGGATTGTTAGTCAGAAAAGCTAGCGATCTAAATATTGGTGATATTGTATTAGATGAGAATTTTCAAGAAACAAAAGTAATTGAGATAGCAAATATCAAATCTGATGCGGTTGAAATACACTCATCTTTTGGTCCCCAAATAACTGGTGTGTTTTCTATCAAGAGTCTTCCTAAAAGCCTAATACGAAAAAGACTAAAAGAATCTTCAATTGTAGATTTTGAGTACAATTCTAACTTCGAAAAACTCAACCTTCTCGCAACACCACTAATAGATAAAACTGTTGAGAGCAATATTAGTCCTAATCAAGCAAGGTTGCTAGGATATTTTGCAGCCGAAGGATCATATCCGAAAAAGCATAGTAAGAAAGCTGGTGTACAATTTACGTTTGGATACCACGAGAAAGATCTTGTTAATCATGTTGTAAGCTTATTCGAAGAAGAATTTTCTGAATGCTCAGTCACTGTAAAAGAATACCCAGAAAGGTCTGTAACAACAATCTCTGTTACAGGATATAATATTCAAGACTACTTCGCCTATCATGTTGGTGAATACTCTAGAGGAAAACAATTGTCTGAACAACTAGTATTCTCTAGTAAGGAAGTTAAACAAAACTTTCTAATAGGGTGGCTAGAAGGAGATGGTTGTTATTCGGAAGGTGGCTTCATCGGTGTATCAACGTCAGTAAGCATGGTGTATCAAATATTCAATATGTTTGAATCTCTCAGGATACCATCTTCAATTCGCGAAAAAGAAACTAGGTATGGCGAGTCTTTTAGGTTGGAAGTAAAATCAAAATCTGCTTTTGATCTGTTTGACGGGAAAAGTATTAAATATTCTCTTCCGCAGCACAAACATAAAAATATGTTGAAGTACCTATGTAGTCATAAACTTCGTACTGTAAAAGAAATTAACCATATCCAAGACCAATTACTAGTGCAAATAGTTACTCAAAGTAGAACTATATTAGCGAATGCGTATTGCTTAGGCGAATGTTAAACTAATATCAACCCATATCTTCAGTGTTACCAAGGAATTTCTATGATTATTAAACGATCCACAGCAAAGATCCATAAGGTGTTAGAGGTAGATCTAACGCCAGAAGAACTTGAGGATCTCAAAAAGCAAGCTAAGCGTACTCCTCAAGATAAAAATATAGAGGGTAGTAAATGAGTAACAGGACGATCATTAAACGAGCTGAAGCTACAGATTTCTCATGGGAATCTGAGAAAATCGTTCTCGCTGATGAAGCTATCCATGAGAACTTTGTAAAGACAGCAAGGGAACTAAAGAAAGTAGCTCCTAAAGCTGATGATTTTCTATATTTTAGTTGCGTGATGATGCATGCAGCTGAAGCTAGCGCTATCAATCCTGACGGTACACCGAAGCTTGATAAGCAAGGTAAAGAAGTAAAAGTTGGCTGGAAGAAAAACGCCAAGGGTGGTATGAAGTGGGAAACCACAGATCCTTCTGTGCAGGCGTACAGGAATTCAAATAGAGACATCTTCCCAGAGAGCGAACTTCTCTTAGCTTATAAGAATTGGATTGGCAAACCTCTATGTGTAGATCATCGATCTTCCGAGATCGAAGCTGTTAGAGGTTTTATTGCTGATGCTTACTACGATCATAAACTAAAGAGAGTAGTTGCTCTTTGCGCTCTAGATAAGCTCACTTATCCTGATTTAGCTCATAAAGTTTCTTCAGGGTACACAAGTGACGTATCAATGGGCACAGCTGTTGGTTGTGCAATATGCTACGATTGCGGACATCCCGCAATGACAGAGTCTCAGTATTGCAATCACATGCGCTCAAGGACATGTTATGGTGAAATCAATACCATGCTAAATCCTATTGAGCTAAGTATAGTAGTGAATGGTGCTGATCAGCAAGCTAAGATCAAGCATGTCATTGCTAGCGAGCATGAGAATGTTGATAATGCAAAAGCTGCTTTAGAGAATTATCTCGCAACAAAAGTTAGCTATGCTGCTAAAAAGGAAGCGTCACAAAGATATATTGCTAGCCTTTCAATAGGCGACTCGGATGGCACTGATAGTTCCGGGAAAGCTATAAATTTTGAGACGGAGAATTTTGATGAGTTTACGTCTCTCGTTGATAAAGCCATAAAAGAACTATCATCATCAGAAGTTGTTGGCGGTAAAAAAATAGAAAATGCTACTGTTACTAAAGCTTTTGAAGAGCTAGCTGATTACTTCGGCTCTGATGCCGATGAATCAAAGGCTTGTGACAGTAATACTTGTGAATATAGTCAATCCTCTAAAGAGGAAGCTACCGTTCCTGTGGGCAGGGAGTCTACAAGCTTTCCCAGTGTCCCTAGCCGAAGTCTCGCGTCTTTGGCTGATATATTTGAGAAGTTGGCGGGGATCATGAAAAAAGTCGATAATACTAAGGATCTTTCAGGTGATAAAATGACCCAGAAATCTGCGTTTATGCTAGGTACTACAGACCCAAAGGAAAAGGCTCCTCAATATGACGCCATCGATCAAGAGGCGCAAGAGGCTGCCAAGCATATGATCACGCAGGATCTAGGTCCTACTGACAGCATTCCTAAAAAAGACCTAGAGATCAAAGAGCATCTTTGCCGAGCCCAAGCAGAAAATCGCGCCAAGCGTGCCGCTGCTCTAGAACTATCTAAGAAGTCTTTCATGTTAGGAACTACCGATCCGAAAGAAAAGGTTCCTCAATACGACGCTATTGATCAGGAAGCTCAAGAAGCTGCTAAGCATATGACCGTCAAGAATCTCGGACCGGTAAACGATATTCCCCCGGAAGATAAGGCTATCAAAGAGAAGCTTCTACGAGCCAATCTAACCCTTCGCCGCGTGAAGAACGCAGGCAATATCGGCGCTTCTCGCTGGGAAATCGTTTCCAAAGAAACCGGCAAAGTTGTTTTCGCTGCAACCATCGAGCAACTAACAAACGGTGAAGAGCTTCTTTACTCTGCCGCCATGGATAATTCCTACGGTCTCGGTCTTCTAAACAAGTTTGCTTCTGGAAAAGTAAAGACCGCTCAACCGGCTCCTGAAGCTGCACCCACAGCACCTCCTCCGCCCCCAGCTGTTGATGCCGCTCCAGTAGCACCTGAAGCCCCCGTAGCTCCTGCTAGCGCTATCGAAGGCGCTGTACAAGGTGGCGAAGGTGGTGATCCCAAGGCTGAACTACTAGAGACCGCTAAGAAACTTCGTGACCTAGCTAGCGAAGTTAACGAGAAGGTTGTTGCTGTAGTTGGTGATCAAGCCGAAATGGGTGAAAACCTTTCGGGCAAGACTGCCTCATTCTCTGGCAAGGCTGCTTTCGATTCAACCGCTTCACTAGTTTCGTCTCTACGCAAAGAGGCTTCTGAAGTTGTACCCGCCTGCCTAAGCGCTGCTGATGAGCTAGAAGAGTTTGCTCAAGCTCTAGGAAACACCAAGTCTGCTGCTTATGGCAAGGTGAAGGAAGCTGCTAAGGAAGCTCTCGCTGATGCACGTGCTTATGGGAAACGCGGCGTTGTCGCTATCCATACCTGCATTCGCGTAGCTGATGCTCATAAGCTCATTAGCAAGATTGCCGAAGTAGAATCTCTAGAAGAGAAGCCGGTTGCTGACGAACTCGCTGGCGAAGAACATCTAATGTCAGAGGAGGATATCGCCAAGCTACTCAGCCAAGATATTGATGGTGAGCCCGCTCTATCTGGCGAAGAAGCCCTCAATGAGGAACTCGCTCTTCTGGCTGATGATGGTGATGAGTCGGCTGCTGATGCTAACGTACTCGTACCTGGATCAGAAGTCAAACTTCCTTCTGGTCAAAAACTAGAAGTCAAGGCTGCTCTAGAGACAAAAGCTGGGCGTGCTGCTCTTCGCGCTAAATTTGCTTCAGAAGTAGTAAATTACTCTGACGTATTTGAGACCAGCGCTCCGAAGAATGTAACACCTACCGGTGGTGCAGAAGAAGCTGAAGGCGATCTAGGTCAGGTAGAGAATATCGAAGAGCAACAAGAAGCTGATATTGATGTCGTACCAACAGACATGAATATCCGCGTACAAGCTGCTAATATCGATAAGCTTATCAAGGCTGGCGAGCTAACTGAAGATGAGCTACGAGTCCTAGTACGTACTGGTAGTGTTGATGCTGCTACAGAACAATATTACCGCAAGTATTTCGGGTCTTCTGACTCTGAGGGGTCTGAGTTTGCCCGTGACCTAACCAAGGAAATTGATATTGCCAAAGAGGCTGAGCGTAACGAGCAATATCGTATCAAACTGTCTTCAGCTTATGCTCTAGCTTACGAAATGGCAGACGGTGGTCTTATCGCAAGAGCCCGTACATCCATTGAAGGCAAAGTAAATGAGCTAATGAAGTCTAGCGACGAGAACTTCGATCAAATTCGTGAAGTAGTAGCTATGCACGCTTCCACAACTGCTGAGCGTTATGCTGGTGCATTACCTCAAGCTGGTGCGTTTAGCCATGTACCCGTCAAGACTGCTGCTAAGCAGAATGGCGACATTGACATGCTAACCAAGCTACAAAACACCATCGAAGCTCGCGCTAAAAAAGCTCGTATGGGCAGCTTCGGCTCGTAATACTAGATTTGCGGGGAAGGCATAAAGCCTTCCCCGCAATTCAATAAATTTCTTTGGAGTACTATAATGAAAAAGTTCGCCTCTGATATCGCCTCTAACATGAAATCAATTATGGAATCAGATAAATTCCAACGTGTTCATGGCAAGACTTCTCTAGCTAGCGCATTAGACCTAGAAGACGAAAGCGCTGCTGACGTTGACATCGAAGAAGTTGATGATTTTGCCGCTGATGACGAAGATGCTGCAATCGCTAAGATTCCAGGATCAGCAGGATATGTTCCTGAGGGTCGCAGCGTAATGGAGTCTCTAGTCCATTATCGTAATCTCGCTTCTGGCACACCATTCGTTCATTTCCTAAGCGCACTAATTGAGGAGCTAAAAGCTGCCCAAGAGCGTAGTGGTGATGCTAACTCTGCTTGGGAGCCGGGTGATGAAATCACCATCGAGTCTTCTGATCCCACTGTTGATATGGGTGCTCGCCTAATCGCTAAGAAGCATAATCTAACAGCTCTTGAATTCTTCCAAGTACAGGAAGGGCTACAATACGCTGTCGAAGCTGCTCGCAAAATCATTGCTGAAGCAGATCCTCAAACACTAACAATCACACATGATTCGGATGAAGACATGGAATTCGCTGACGACGCTTCTGATTCGATGGACGCTGATGAGTTTGAGACAACTGCATCTCGCGCAATTAGCCTACTAGTTACAGCTTCTGACCTACTTGATCGTATGGGTCTAGAGAAGCTTGCTTCTGCTTCTCTACAATCTGTTATGATTGTTGAAGCCAAGAAGAAGTCTGTAAAAGAGGAAAAGGGCGGCAAGAAAGATAAGAAGGAAGAGAAAAAAGACGAGAAGAAGGATGGTAAGAAGTCCGATAAGAAACTTCCGCCATTTCTAGCTAAGAAAGTTGAGAAAAAGGACGAGAGTTGCGCTAAAGGTCCGAAGCCTACTGCCAAGCCTGCTGCAAAACCCGCCAAGGTAGAGCCGAAGAAATCCGATAAAAAGGATGAGAAGCCTGTAGCCAAAAAGACTGTCAAGAAATAATCGGAGATTACATGTTCGAACAAGCGTCCTGCGCTACTGAAGTGCTACTGGCTATGAAGGAAAACCTCAAGACAGCAGCTTCAAAAAAATCACACAAAGCTCGTGCAGAAAAAGCTATGAAGCTACTCGATTCAGCAGCCGCTTTGTTTGAAGATTGCGAAATGTTGGAAGAAGCCGATAAGGTTACAAAAATCATGGAGAAGGCTGCTAAGAAAATCTCTAAGATGAATGTAGACCTTCCTATCAAAATGGTAGCCGAAAAGAAAGCTGCTGCCAAACCTAAAACACAAGCAGAAGTATATGCTGAAGTTTTAGATGCGATGAAGCGATTAGGCTAAAACCAAACCTAAGAATAAAGCCCGCTAGAGCAATTTAGCGGGTTTTTTGTTTGATATATACTGCCTTAGCGAGACTAATATACTTGCACCTTAAGGCTTGTTTTCTCGCATATTCTCAAAGCCGTCTCCCTGGGATAAAAATGCTAAGACTAATTCACCACAACAATCTGCCTCAGTCTTTTGCGGTAGATAAGTCCGCCACGTTTCAGCCAGGTCAGGTAGGTCAACTATCTGTACAAGGTAACTTAGTGGTAATGGGCGTGTCGAACGGATTAAGTCCTTTCGGTATTATTGACGACATTAGAACATCTACCTTTACTAAAAACGTAATTGACGAAGAGCACGACGTATACGTACCAGATGCTGTAATCGGTCCTAATGGTGTACCGGTAACCCCTAGAGATATCTTAGTAGAATTAGGTAATCCAGGTATTATAAAGTCAAGCTTTGTTACATACTTCGGTCAAAACAAAAAGATAAGAACTATCCTAAGCCCATATAACGGTAACCTAACAATACCTCAAGGTACCGAATTAAACCGTTGTCTAGCCAATCAAAATGGCGTGCCAGATGCAATCTACTTTAGGTGTAGATACAC